TCGACTTACCCATCCTGCAATACCAGATATAACATCAATCACATCAAGTGCTGCATTAGATATCCAAATCAATCCCACAACCATATTCTGAGCAAATTGGTCAAATCCAGGACTATTAACAAATGCGCTCATCCTTTCAATGACTGGTTGAAATGCTTTTAGGGTCATGTTTTTTACTGCCGTCCAGGTATCTCCAAAGGTCTTTGGCATCGTCTCGAATTTACTATTGATATCATCTGCCGCTGCAAACATCGCACCCTTGATAATATCTGCTGTGATGAGTCCTTCAGATGACATTTCCTTTAGCTCACCTTTTGATTTACCAGTATAGGTAGCAATCGCCTCAGCAAGCATAGGAGCGTTTTCCATGATGCTTCTAAATTCATCACCTTGTAACTTTCCTGCCGCCATTGCTTGAGTCAACTGATACATTGCCGATGTTTGCTCTTGGATTGATGCTCCTCCGACCTTGAACGATTTATTCATCAATTCTGAGAATGCCACAATCTCTTCTGTCCCGCTAAATGCTTCTGATGCTAATATACCTAATTTACTAACTGCCGCCGCAGTAGCTCCGTATTCTGCTCTTGACCGTTGAGCGGATGCTAATATCATATTCTGTAATTCGCCAGTAGTCTGTAATCCATCATTCATTAAATCCAGCCTTGCGGTAGTCAAAGTGAGTGTATCTGCAATACCGGTCACCTGAGAAACCCCCTGCAAGGCTGCTTTAATTGTATATATAGCGGAGGCCGCAGTTACTAATGGATTTTTCCATCTACTAAATGAATTAGCAACTTGATTTGCTGCCGGTGGTATCTCATCCACATCACGATTGAAATTATCAAGAGCATCAGAAGCCGCTCTCACATCTTTCTGCATCTTACGAAAAGCACTGTTACTGACTTTATCAACGCCTGCCATAACATCAAGAGTTGATTGCATTGATTTGATTATAGTTCTTAAAACAGGCGTCATTTTATCTTGCATTGTAATCGTATTCTTTATCGTAGCCATTAGGATTTGCGGCCTCCTTTCCTCTTAACTTTTGCTGCCTCTTTTTTCTCTTGGGCAACTCTTTCATCAATCATCGCAATGACCAATGCTTTCTCCTTCCTTGGAAGGTTAGCGAAACGTGATGGCTCCCAATGAAATTTATTAAGTGCATAGTAAGCATACCACGTTTCACCATCCCCTTCCGTTAGGAGTTTTTTGCTTCTTCTACCATCTCTTCCATATCGGCGTCAAATCCGGAAAGTGCAGATATCTGTTGAGCAAGCTCTGCAATCTCTCCTGCGAGTAAGCTCTTGTAAAGGAATTGCTCAGGACTCTGACAACCTGCCTTCTTAATGCTATCGGCATCTTTGAAGTTTGGTTCGATGGTATGATTTAGGACTACCAATTCATTGAAGGTCTTGCTATCAAACTCAACCTTCTTATGTCTTCCAATCTTAGTAGACAATTTCTGATACTCTGAAAAATCTGGTCCAGTCATGCCTTTAATCTTGAAAGGAAACTTTGCGAGTCGCGGAGATACCGTAACCTCTGCGGTTAGATTATCTACCGGATTCTCAATTAAAAACTGAAGTAATTGACTCATATCTTTTTCCCCTATTTCTAAATTATACTACTGGATTTCCAAAGCTATCCAGAATATCAAAATCATCAAATGTAAAGTCGATATCATCTTCTAATACATCTGACTCGGTGTCAAGTCTTGCCAAAACCACGCTATCAATATTGCAATTGTAGAGGACCACGGTTTGCTTTCCTACTGTGGAAGTTGGGTCATCATTTACAATCGTGATATTGAAATATGTGTCTTGACCGGTCTTTGCATATTTCGCCGCCATCTGTCTAAATCTCGAAGTCACATAGTATAGAGTCATGCTGCCGGCACCTGCCCAACCTACTCCTTTATGCTGAACCCCCCTTTTGCCAAGAGTCTTGACCTCTGCCTTATTCTTTTCGAATGTAGCTTCTAAAGTCTTGATATAAAACATATCCTCAACATTTCCATCAATGACAGAGGTTGCTTTACCTTCCTGGCCGCTAATTGTATCTCCTGCTCTCAAGAACATATGTCTTTCCTCCTCTCATTAACCGACCATTATGGTCATATAAAGTTTTTCCATGGAATCGACTGGTTGCACTGCCAAATCAACCACCACTGCATCAATCGCTTCTCCTGCATAAATCTGAATATCTACAGTCGGGTCAAAATTCTGGATAGCGGAGATATTCTGAAGAGTATTGAGGTAATTGATGATATCTGATTTGAAGATATTTCTACCATCATCATTATTATTCACCTTACCAATATAACTTCTTTCAAATACCAATGCCACTGAGTTATTAATCTCATCCAGAGTTCTGATAACTCTATTCTTACTAAATGCGTATCCCTTATCAGAAGTAAAGGTATGAAGAGTATTGATATCTTGCTCAACCACCACTGCTCCATCTTGTCTTGTGGAAAGAATAAATTTACCATTCTGAAGACCCTCAATGATTTCTTCATTACCATACGGAGTAACTCCGGCAGGATATACGATAGACACCGCTCCTGGGATTACGTGGTAAGTATTAGATTCATTAGGATTAGCTCCTGCCGTCAATCCTGCCACATATGCTACAAAAGTCGTAGGTGAGATTGTCTCATCAGTTGTTTTATAACCCTGGGCTACTGAGATGATACCTTCGTAATCTGCATCTACATTATATAGAACTGCCTGAACTTTCTTTCCGAAAGTATCTCTTTGACTCTTAATGAATGTGATAAAGTTTTGAGTCTGAGAAGAAGCATCTTGTGGAATCGCCATTGTATTCCAATTATATGCTTTGATTGCATTGAGGTAATTTGCATAAGTTGCATCCGATACAGTTCCGTTAGTACCGCCTTTAAGAGTGACTCCCGCATTTGCTACCACATTACCGGTACCACTAAACACTACCCAATCATTATCCTCAAGCTCCTTAACCGTTGTTACCGTTTGTCTATCCTTTTCTACATTTCTAAATACCGTGATAACATCAAATGCCGCCGCAGCGGTGTTCTCAACTACTGATACTGCAATATCATTACCAACCACACCGGCATATTTAGCAGTTGCTGTAAGCGGAGTCAAGACCGCAGCTGCTTTAGTGCCGCCGGTGTCCAATCTGTAAATGATTGCCTTATAGGCATTTTTCAATGCCTCTCTGAAGATTTGACTCTCCTCATCGAAAGCGGTATAACCAATCTTTGGTAAGCTCTTACCATCAATCAACTCAGTGCTCAATAGCTCTGTGATTGTATCCCCCCAGCTCATAGGTACCGGCATGGTCATAATACCACGAGTACCAAGACTGGAAAGCGGTTTAGCTACGCCTTTGAAATTGATATAGGCTCCCGGTCTAATTTTATTCTGTGTCAGAAATGTTCCTCCAGCCATTTGCTTTCCTCCTTCTTTTTATTGATTAATGATATCAAGCGTTTCCATAAATGGAAGTGCCGCTTCAAACATCTTCATTTTGACTACATAAGTCACAAATACTTGCAATACACCATCTACTATCTTGAAACTCATCTGACTCCCTCTGATTGGTTTCATATCTTCTATCGGCTTTCCCTTTTTATCATAGCGTCCCAAGAAGATTGGGACCTCTATCTGAGTGAGATACTCAAGAAGTTTATTACCAATGTCTGCGAGCGTCTGATAGCGTTTCAAATCATTATCCTCTGGATGATATCGAACATTCATTTGATAAACTCTTTCGTAGTTATTTCTCATCAACTTTTCCTGCTCCACATCCATCTGCCAAATGAAAAAACTTGGTTTGTCCATACCCTGCACCATCTGCTCTTTATAGATAGTTGGGTAAATGGTAATTGGGGGTTCGCCTGATGTAATAGCAAAACTGCTTCTGATTTTTAACGATATTGCACTTTTAATGCTTTCGCCCATTATCTCTCCTACCATCAAACTACCCCCAATCCCTTAATAAATTCTTTGAATGCTCGGTCATACCTCATAGGTAATTCCCGCTCTACCTTGTTAATTGAAATCCTTGCCATATGATATCCTGGGACCCATCTCTCAGTCAGCATCATTCCTTTATCATGACCCTTGATATATTTGAATTTCTTCTTTCCTACCCATTCGCCCGGTAACCATCTTTTATGCTGCATATGCCCATCTTCGATAAAACTGGCATAAATGACTGGATTGAAGATTACTATATATAAGGAATCACCTTTTCTAAATACTTGACTTAGCTCCCAT